CCGGCACACAGATCATCAGATGCAATTGCAGGGGACCGGGCCGCACCAGCGCAACATCGCCCGGCGCGCCGCCCGCCACCGGCACCAATCCCGCCGCCCGCAGCCAGCCTGCGGCCCGCCCGGCATCGCCGCTGCGCAAACCATAGGCGCAGGGCGCATTCCGCCCCAGCGCCAGCGCGACCAGCCCGACGCAATCCAGACCGCTCTCGCTGCGCCCATGCAGGCGGAACGGCACGCCGACCAGCGCCCGCGCCCGCTCGACCGCGCTCATGCGCCGGGATAACGGGTCAGCAGATCCATCCCCGGCAGATAAGGTTCGCCCCGGAAATTCACGCCATTGCCAAAGCGCCCGGCGCAGGTCGCCATCTGCCGGTCGCACCCCTCCGTCAGCAGCGCCAATGTCCCCGCCGCCACCGCAAAGGCCGGCGGGTCGGCCAGCGTCACCGCGTCCGCCCCATTGTCCGCCACGGCCTGCACCAGCCCGACATTCGTCCCGCCCAGCCAGCGCAACGTCCCGAACGCATAGTCGCCGGGCGTCAGCCCGGTCGCGGCGACCACCGCCCCGTCCACACCCGACACGCTCACCACCCGCCGCCGCGCCGCCATGTCCACCCGGCACGCCCGGTCGCCCAGGGTCGCGCGACAATCGGGTGATGTCGATGGCGCGACCGCCGCCCCCAGCACCGCCGCCGCGCCGATCAGTTCCGCGCTGAACGCCGCCCCCTTGCGCGCCACCGCGCCAATCTCGCCCCGCGCCAGCGACAGCCACAGGTCGCCCGGCGCTTCGCCCAAAGCCCCCCATTGCGTTAGCCACACTTCCAGCGCCGCGCCATCCCAGCGCCCCGCCATCAGATCCGCCTCGCTGATCGCATCGCTGGAAAGCGCCCCCGCCAGATCGCTATCCTCGCCCTCCAGCCCGATGCCGCTACGGATCGCCGATGGCGTCATCCCCGGCGCGGCGCGATAGGTCAGCCCGCCGATCAGCAGATCGCGATCATGGCTCGTCAGCCCGATCGTCACCCCGTCCCGCCGCTCGATCCGCCAGCAAAAGGCCAGCGTGACCAGCGGCTGCTCCAGCGCCTCGATCATGCCCATTCGCGTATCTCCACCAGCGGCACCGACGGCGCTTCCCCGGCGGCAAAGGTCGCGCGGTTGATGTCCAGCCGATCCTCGGCAAAGCGCACCGGCACGTCGAAGCGAAAGCCAGCGGTCAGCAGCACGCCATCGGCAGGCGCGTCGTCAAAGGCGATGATCCCCATTCCCGCATGGCTCCACCCGCTGGTCAGTTCCACGCCATCGGCCGCGACCCGGATCGTCCCTGCGACCGGCCGGGTGATGATCCGCGCCTGCGCATCCTCGCCCGCGCCATAATAGCGCATCAGCTGGAACGAGGCCTGCACCCCGTCCCCCACGCCCAGCCTCTGGTCGATCGGCCCCGGCGCCTGCCCCGGCGCGCCGCTGCGATCGTCATAGGGATCGCTGAACCGGAACCCCCGCGCCGCGCCCCGGCGCGCCCGGAAAAAGCCGATCAGCGTCGCTATGTCCGCCTCGGACCGCACCCCCGGTCCCGCGTCGAAGGACAGCCGCGCATCCGCCCAGTCGCTGCTGCGCCGTTCATGCCCCGACGGGCTTTCGACGATCTGCGTCGAAAAGGCGGGCGACAGGCTTGCCTCGCGCCCTATGCCCAGCGGAAAGACAATATCGTCAAAGGCTTGCATCGCACCCTCTCCATTGATCCTGAACGCGGTAAAGCCATCGCGGCACGCCTGGGGCAGCGCCCAGATGAAGGTCGCCGCCGTCCCCCGGTCCACCGATGCCTGCGCCGCCGCCGCAATCGCGCGCCACTGGCCCGCTTGTTCGGGCAACAGCACGAAGCCCGAAAAATAATGCTGCTCCTCGATCGGATAGCCCAGCCGCGCCGTCGCCAGCTCTATGCCCCGCGCCGTCAGCCCTGGCCGCTCCTCCGTCACCCAGTCATAATCTTCCAGTTGCAGCACATCGAAGGCAGGCGAGGCCCAGCCCAGCGGCATGTTCGCCCGCTTGGCCTGCGGCGCGCGCGGGTCCAAAATCGTCGGCAGATAGGCCAGCAAATGCGTCACCGCGCCCGGCGCGACCGCCTTCACCGCCGCGCATAAGGCCGCGGTGGACGCCGCCAGCACCGCCCCCGCCTGATCCAGCAAAGCGCATTGCGCCTCGTCCAGCGCACCCCAGATGCTCGCAATCGACACCGGACTGCCGCCAAAGGCCGCCCGCGCCGCATCGTCATAAATGCATATTCGCCCGTCGCCCGGCACGACCCACCACCATGGCTCACCGACCTGAAACAGGATCGGCAAACCGACTTCCAACCCAATGGAAACAAAGGCGCTTGCGACGGCCTGCACATATCCCATCGCCCCGCCATGCGCGGGCGACAGCAAAGTCGACGGCGGCACCCAGCCAGTCAGCGCCGGGTCGCCATTTTCCGCCCGCTGCTTCCAGTCGTTCCAGCAATGCGCGTCGAACAGTTCATAGGATAGCGACCAGATGACATCGAAGCCCAGCGCCTTCGCGTGGCGCGCGAAATCCCGGTGCCATGCCGCGCAGGGCGCGTTCAGCGCCCCGCCGGTCAGACTGACGTACAGCCCCTCCGCGCTGGAAGGATCGGGCCGTTCGAGCCGGAAATAATGGCTCATGCCCACATAATGGTTGATCGCCCCGCGATAGCCCAGCGCATGGATCGCCGCGACCACACGTTCGGGCGTCTGGTTGAAACAGTCGTCATAGCCGGTCGCCATCGCCAGCCCATGGTCCGGCACCATGATGTCACCTGTCGCCAGCACGGAACCCGCCCCATCGCACGCCATGTCGGACAGTTCGGCCCAGCCCTCGACGCCGCTGGCAAAGGGCGTGTCCCCCGCATCATAATCGGGCGGCACCAGCGATATGAACATCCGGTCCACATCCCCCGCCCACACCGGATCGGCCTCCTCCGGCAACAGGAACCCGCCGTCCAGCGCCGCGAAATCCAGCGTGATAACCGCGTCTTCCGGCCCACCGTTCGCATAATTCCACAGCCGCACATACCAGGCGCGCGGATTGCCCGCCGCATCCCGCCCCTCGATCGTCAGCGTCGGCCCATGCGTCTCGTCCAGCGTGCGCAGGCCGCCGCTCCGCCACCGGAACCGCAGCACGCATGCCCTGAAATCCCGCGCCGTCTCATAGGCCAGCAGGGGATGGCTCCACCCGTCCACCGCCTCCCAGATCAGCCCCGCCAGATCGCCCGACCCGTAAAAGGTCGCATCCACCCGCAAGGCATCCGCCCCGGTCGTGACCACGCTCGCCATCATCGGGCGCGGAAAATTGACGGTCCAGTGGCTCGGCGCAAAGCGCTTCATCCAGCGCGTCTCCTGCCCCCGCCGCGCATCCGCCAGCCAATAGTCCAGCTTCCCCATCAGCCCAGCGCCCCCTTCACCGCCCGCGCCACCTGCCGCGCGCTTCGCGCCAGCAGCCGCGCCTCGCTCTCCTGCCCCCGACCATTCACCGCAATGCTCACCCGCACATCGCGCGCGCCACCGCCATGCGCGACCACCTGCCCGCTGCTCGTCGGCACGAACATTTCCGGCCCGCGCTCGCCGACCATATAGGCCCGCCCCGGCGCCACCGGCCCGCCCGTCGCCCGTCCCGGCAGCCCCAATGCCGACGTCAGCAGCGACGCCCCCAGATTGACGAGCCCGCCAGCGCCGCCACCAGCGCCACCCATCGCCCCGCGCAACGCGCTGCCTGCAATCTCGTCCAGCACGGACAGGGCGATCCGCCGCAAATCCTCAAAACCGAACTTGCCCGTCCGCACCGCGCGCAACAGCCCTTGCTCGATCCGCCGCCCGGCCCGCTCCGCCCCGTCGCCCAGCGGCCCCTCAATCCCCGCCCGCACTGCGTCCACGTCGCGGCTCAAACCCTGCGTATCGGCCCGAACCCGCACCACCAGCGTCTCGATTTTCTCGTCCATTCGGGTCACTCCCTTTCAATTTCCGTTCGCCCTGAGCGAAGTCGAAGGGCCGAACGGCACTGGGTCAATCCGGCATCGCCCCCGCCACCTGAACCCAGTGCTCCCGCGCAGGCGGGAGCCCAGTCCCGCCCTCTCGCCTGTGCTCCCGCGCAGGCGAGAGCACGCCGCGCTGCTAGTCCGGCATCGCCCCCATCAACCGCTTCAGCTCATGCCCATCCACCCCCGCATCGACCGCCTCGTCCCCGCGCGCGGCCGCCAGCACCGCCGCCAGTTCAGCGGGCGTCGCGCGCCAGAATTCATCGGGCCGCCAGCCCAGCAGCCACCCGGCCACCCCGGCGAGCCGCGCCGCGCCTTGCGCAAAGCGCGTCATTTGCCCGCCAATATCTGCTGCAAAATCGCCTTGAGCACCGGCGTCACCTTGGCCAGTCCCACCGCCAGGATCGCCTCGCCCAGCGTATCGCGATCCATCCGGTCGCGATCGACCAGGCAATGCCAGAACAATGCCACCAGATCGCCCAGCGACAGCTTGCCGTCCGCCGCCCGCTCCACCAGCGCGAACAGCGGCCCCAGTTCCGCCTCCGCCGCCACCAGCGCCGCAAAACTCGGCCGCAACGCCAGCATGTCGCCGCCAATCGCCAGCGCCGCCTCGCCCCGTTCGGGATTTGGGCGCTCCGCCTTAGCCCCGCTCATTCCGACACCACCGCGCCGGAGCTTTCCAGGC